ATCATTGACATACCATCCAAGAACTTTATTTCAGTTGAGCAGTTCCAGGCTTATGTTTATGGTGAAGGAAACTTTATCTGGTCTGGTGGAAAGGCTCACTACCTTAAAATATTAAAATTCATTTCAAACGATTTTCCAGTGTGTAACGAACTCAAGACTCTAGGGTGGCAGCGTGAAGGATTTTACGCTTTCGCCAATGGCATATATAACGGCTCTTGGCAGCCTGTAGATGAATTCGGGATTACATCCCATAATGGTAAAAGGTACTTCTCTCCGGCCTTCTCAGTGGTGTATAGCAATGTCAGAGAAGACGATGATGAGTATGAAAACGACCGCTATTTTGTTTATAATGAAGCTCCCTGTTCCTTCGGCCATTGGTCGCAACTTATGACAGATGTTTATGGCAGCAATGCTGCGATCGCTGTCTCTTTCGCCATCGCTACAGTTTTCCGCGATCTTATCTATGAGAAATATAAAATCTTTCCTCACCTATTCCTGTTCGGTGAAAAGCAGTCCGGTAAAAGTCAATTGGCCTGGTCATTGTCAAATCTCTTTTTCCACAATATGCCTGCATTCAACCTCAATTCAGGAACTCATGTCGGCCTTTCAAGAAAGGCTTCCCGGGCTAAAAATTCTATAGTTTGGGCCGATGAATATACTAATGATATTGACCCCCGGCGTTTTCAGTTGTTGAAAGCTGCCTATGACGGGGTAGGGCATGAGAAAGGAAAACTATCAAATGACAGCAGAACGATGATTAACAAAATCAATGGTGCCTTCTGCATTTCCGGTCAGTACCTTCCCACGCTTGATGACAATGCACTTTTAACCAGGGCATGCCTGCTTTCCTTTGTCAGGAAGAAATATACAAAACAAGAAATGGAAAGGTATGAGGAACTTAAAAAGTTGGAGGTTGCGGGGATCAGTTCCCTTGTCTGCAAAATCGTCGATTTTAGGAAGGTCTTGGAAGAACAATTCGCAATGACCTTTTCCGCTATCCAGGAAGAATTAAAAGCAGACCTGATCCGCGAAAAACTTCCTTACGATGAAAGACTTGTACGCAATTACTGCTGTTTGCTTACGCCGGTGAAGATAATCCTTGAAAGCGCAAACCCACTTGAGCTTAGTTTCACCTATGAAACACTTTACGTTCAGGTCAAATATGATATTGCTTCCATGTCAAAGCAGATCAGTAGTTCAGAATCTATTTCAAGTTTCTGGAAGACCGTCGAGTATTTGCTCGATGAGGGAAAGATCCAGTCAGGGGTGGACTTCAAAATCAATTTTACTCCTTCCTTGTCATATACGGATAAGGACGGGAAAGAAAAGACCGGTCCGTTTGATAAACCCCAAAACCTCCTTTTCATCCGGTTTTCAAGGGTTCATCCGCTATACATGGAAAAATGGCGCCAACAGACCGGTAAAAATGGGATCGACCTGGTTTCAATTCTCCATTACCTCAAAAATCACAAGTCTTATGTTGGCAATGCTCCAGGGGTTCGCTTTGATACCAGTAATACTTCCGCTTATGTTTTCAAATATGGTCCTGGTGAACTGGATGCGAACCTTGAAAGGACTGCTCGGGATTACTTTTCAAATGCCAATAGTGCAGTTGAACAGGAATTTACACCAGTGAAACCGCCCGAAGACCTGCAGTCGGAGATCGATCTTAACGTTGAACCACCATTCTGACTTTGAAAAAAAAAAATATTCAGTGATTATTTTCATGAAAACCGCTTTTCCCGTTCCAACAGTCCAACAGTTTTATATTTTATTGATTTATATTATTTTAAAGGTAAAAAAGGTGTTGGAACGTGTTGGAACGTGTTGGACGCTGTTGGACTGTTGGACTGTTGGAACGGTATTTTGCCTCTGGCAAAAGCCAAAGTTTTTTTTTTTTTCTGATGAAAAATGACCGAAACCCGACATAAATGAAAAATTCCAAAATGCTGATCTAGTCGAATCAGTTTTGAATATTATGACAAATTGCCGGATGGTTATCGCATTGGAAAATTGACCTTTATTTCCCTAGGAATGAAAATTACATTTACTTCATGAAAGACGAACAAAGACCAACTTTAACGGTAAAGCTCAAGCCTTACCTTCAGGAGTACCTCAGAAGCGAACTGAGGCGAACCCACATATCAAAGCGAAATATCCTTGGGATCATTCTCATGCCTTTGCTTGAGAAACTCCCCTGTGGCCAACCACCGTTCATGCCTAAGGGAGATGAATTCATAACCTTCACCCTGCCTTTCACCCGTGATATCGATATCCGGGGTGATGTCTGGATTTCCCCCGTTAACCAGGAAATGCTTGAAAAATACCTGGAGTGGCATTTTAAGCAGCTTTTCTTCAATTACATGAATGACAAGGTCCGTTACTGCGGCTCGTTCAAAAAGGCGATCCTGCAGTTCTGCGCGGATTATGAATTTGCCATGAACCATATCAACTATGAAATGCTCAAGAAGGATTATTACCGCAAACGCAAAAAGAAAAAAGAGGAAAAAAGTTTCCCACTTTCTGTCCCTGGATTGTCCCCTGGATTTTATGGCGTTTATGTTTCACTAAACTGACATGGGAAATATTTCTCGACACACCGGGATCAACCTGGGGGGACTAAATCCGGTAAGCTGGATTTTCAAAGAAGATGCTGCAGGCATCATCCACAACGATACAACACTCTATTGTTCGCTAACTCTGAAAACCGGTAAGTCATGGAATTCTTTATATGGTACTCCGGAGACGATCCAGCTGGAATCTGAACAGCAGGATATGCCTGGTGGAATGAAGTACCTATATAAATTAAAGATACTTGTTCCAAAAGATCGTGCGGCGGTCGAATCCGAATTGTTTCGGATGACCGCGCGCCAGCTGATCGTGAGAGTGACAGACAAAAACGGCACGATACGCCTTTTTGGAACAATGGAAAGCCCAATGAAGATGACCAGTAAACTTCTCAAACCCGCTGCCTTGGAAACATTCAACGGGTATGAGCTCCTTTTTGCAGGAGAATTTACTAAGCCTGCAGGTTTCATTCAACCAGATTCCGGCGGGATCCCCGATTGACCAGAACCAGGATTGAACGATTGCTGGAATCCTGATGCTTGTCGTATTTAACCGGATATTTTCAGTCCTTTATTTGGCCCTCTCAGTGGAATAATATTGTACCCTTAATAATTGGGTACAATGAATCCCATCTTAGCTGAAATCCTCTCTACTCCCTGGCTGATCTCAAATGAAAGATCAACCGCTTATGCTAGTGTTTTGCTTTCGCTCATCAAAGGAGAAAACATTTCGGAAGGGGATTCTGCAATTGCCCGGGAGCGCAATCGCTCGTATGTAATAAGTGCAGCAGGGGATCAAAAACAAAGATTCGGATTTTCCGATACCAACATCCCTGCAGGGTCTGTTGCCGTTATTCCGATCCGCTCAGAAATCCTCAAGTACGATCAGCCATGCGGACCACGAGGTACGCAGTCGATCTTAACCGATGTTAAATCGGCTGATCAAAATCCAAACATCAAAAGCATTGTTCTGGTTGTGGATAGTCCGGGTGGCCAGGTCACCGGAACAGATCTATTGGCTGAAGCCATCAAAAATTCCACAACACCCATTGTGGCATACATCGAAGGAATGGCAGCGAGTGCAGCCTATTGGATCATCTCCGGAGCAACGAAGATTATCGCAAGCTCAGATCTGGATCGCATCGGATCCATTGGAACAATGCTCATGGTTGAAGATATCAAACCATCCTTAGAAGCAATGGGAGTAAAATTTCATGAAGTCTATGCAAGCCTGTCGGTGGATAAGAACAAGGATTTTAATGAGGTACTCGATGGCAACTATGAACATTATCAAAATAATGTCCTGGATGTGATCAACAGCAAGTTCTTATCCTCCATCAAATCCAACCGGCCAAACGTTGAAGATTCAACCTTGACTGGCAAGATTTATTTCGCATCCCAAGCGATCGCCCTAGGGCTTATCGATGAAATCGGATCGCTCGATCTTGCGATCTCTCTGTCTGTTTCCTTGGCAAACGAAAAAAATATTCAATCATCCAACCACGAAAACCAAAATCCCGAACCGATGAAGATAAAAATGAATTGGAAAGCGATTACAAGCTTTTTCAAAATGGACCCCTCCAATCTCGAAGCCCAGGAGCTGACGGACGAAAAGCTGCAGCAGATCAATGATCACCTCGCAACTGTTACCACTCGCAATGAAGAACTGGTAAGGGAACTTGCTGCTGAGAAATTAGCTTTAACCACCGAGAAGGCTGCACATGCAACGACACTGTCCGAACTTGAAACTTTACGTTCAGAGGATGCCGGAGCAGAAACTGTTGCAAAAAAGGCAGCAGATAAAATTTCAAGCGCAGTTGAAACGGCAGTCTTTGCTCATGACAAAATCGCTGATGAATTCTGCGCTTAAATAAAGTCACAAACAATTAATTCAAAGATAAAATGGCAGAAACAATTTCGTTACAAGAATTAAAAGCCGCGTTTGGGACCTATATCGGTACCAACCAGAAAGACATCCTGCGGCTGTTGACTCAACCCACTGTGTCTGAGAAGTACATGACAACGGTGGCTTCACAGGATCTTGTTTACCGTGCCTCCAAGGCCGTGATCGATGATCTGGTCCAGGGCTTTCAGAAAACATGGACGCCCAAGGGCAAAGCAAAGTTCACCCCGATCGAGATCCCGCAGCGCCGCCATAAGATCGACTTGTCGTTTTATCCGGACGAGATCATCGAAACCTGGCTCGGCTTTTTAGGGGACGAAGCAACTGACCGCAAGGTGTGGCCGATCACCCGGTACATCATTGAACAGCTGATCCTGCCTAAGGTTCTCGATAACCGTGAACTTAAACTCATCGGCACCGGTACCTATGCTCCGCCGGTGGACGGAACCGCCCAGGCTGTCGGACTTTCTATGGACGGGTTCTGCACCATCTTAAAAGCAAAGCATACAGCCGGAAATTCAAACATCAATTTCATTGCCTTGGATGCCTTAAGCGAAGAAAACATCTTCGACCAGGTTGAACATTTTGGCAAGAATGTAGATGCACTGTACATCGACCTTTCCATGAATGTTTTCCTTTCACGCAAATGGTATGCTGCATATCATCGCAAACGCCGGGACCTTCATGGTATGGATACCAACTATACCGGGATGAAAGATACCATTGAAGGAACAAACCTGACCCTGGTTCCTTTACCTTCCATGACTTCAGAGAACATCATGTTCACAACACCCAAGGAAAACTTCATCCGTTTGATCAACCGTAATAACGGTGCATCAAATATCACAGTTGAGAGTATCGACCGGCAGATCAAGGTCTTTGCCGACTGGTATGAATCTGTCGGCTTTGGCATTGAGGAAGCCGTATTTTCCAATGTTCCGCTTTAAACCTAAACCAAAACCCGAAAGAACCATGACCATAGCATTATTTGACCTTGCAAAACCAACAGTAAGAAACGCCGGTGGCGGTGGCGGCATAAAATCCGAGATCATTCTAATCCAGGAGGAAGATATCGACTGGACAACATTCCCGCCCAGGGATGCCGACGGAGTTACCATTGCCGATGATATCCAGATGAAGACCGGCAAATTCATGCACAGTTTCTACATGACCCAGGGAACGATCAAGCCTTCGCAGAAAAAGCTCAAAGGATCCAACCAGGACTGTGGTGGATATGAGATCGGATTAGAAGGCTTCTACCCGGGAATTGAGAAGGCTGTTCAGAAATGGATCCAGAACTTTGGCATTGACTTCAAAGGCATTGTCATCATTCAGAACTGTGCATCGAACAAACGGTATCTAATCGGTGAACCTTGTAACCTGGTTCACATCGAGACCATAGAAACTACGTGGGGTGAAGAGATTGACAAGGATAAGGGCCATAAGTTCGGCTTCCTCTGCAAACAGGGGTCACCGATGGCTTTTTATGAAGGCGATCTGCTGATGGACCCAAATCCGCCAATAATTTAATTCAAGTGAAGCGTTCATAGCGTTTATCATAGGGTGATTAGTTGGAGCCTGCCGGGAGTGAGAAATCCGGCAGGCTTTTTTTGTCCTTTAATTGCTGCAATTGCAGATATATTTTCGCATCATGGATCATGAGATTATTGTTTGGCTTAACTCAGATCGGGATTATCCCTCCGGTCTAATACTGCATGAGAAATACGTCCGGAAACCCAACCTGGGCCGCATATTGCGTGTTGGGGGAGCAAACACGAATAACCGCAGGACCCTTACTTATGAACTTGGTAAGATCGTCAAACATTTAGCGGTTTCCATTAATACTCCTGCTTTGGTGAAACCGCCCATAACGCAGGAAATTCCAAAAGCAGAGAACCCGGAACCATCTGAAGTTATCAGCATTGAAACGCTTCGAGCCGATCAGAAGATGATCTACAAGATGCTCGATAACCTTCATGCAATACTTCCATTTCGCGAAATTAAGGAGCGAAAGGAAATTGCTTTTCAGATACTTGACCTTGATGACCGGCTGAAGGAAATCACCGAAAGAATCATGCATTTTGAAAAGCACGGAGTGATCCTGCCAGAGCCGGTCGGCGGTCAACCTAAAAAAGTTTCCGATATGGATACCGCTGAGCTTTTCAAACGGCAAAGTAATGTTCGCACCAAGATTTCACAATACAAACGCCTGGTGGCGGATTCAGTGTCGCTAAAAAAACGCTCCAGAAATCAGGAACTACTGGATAAATATCAACTGGAGTTGGACGACATTAATAAAATACTTGGCCAATGAGCCTTTTTTCTACCGAGGATCTGAATAAGAAAAAACCGGACAAGTCAAAATCCGGATCTGTTCCATTTTCCGGATCGAACCTTCTTACCATTGGCAAAGCCAATGAGAAGCTTCACCAGGTCTTTGGCCGGGTTTCTGATGGACAGAGTGTTCATTATGCCTCCCTGGGAGACTGGTCAACACATGATCTTCTATTTTTTCTACTTGAACAAACCGGTCCGGCGCGGGTTTATTTTACTACCTGGGCTATCTCAGAATATGCTATTCGTCAGTTGTATCAATTCATTGAACATGGATTGATACTGGAACTCAAAGGCATATTCGATTACCGTAACGGCATCCGTAAGCCTGCAGAGCTGCAATTCTTGCAAAAGATCACAACCGACATCAAAGCGGCCAAGTGTCATGCCAAGGTAACAGTTATTGAAAACGCTGACTGGGGGATCAGTGTGGTGGGATCAGCAAACTATACCCGCAACCCCCGCATTGAAGCCGGGGTTCTGTGCTGTGATAAAACGGTAGCGACATTCCACCGGGATTGGATTTTAAAAGAACTCTCAAATACAAGCGCATTTGATCGATCAAAATGAATCGTTCATCACCGAAGTAGAAACCTACGCTTCGCTGATGTTCACAAAACAAGAGATTGCCGTGATCCTGGAGGTGGACCCTGCGGAACTGAAGGTTCTGCTGCAGGATCAGGACACGCGGGTATTCAAGGCGTTTCAGCGTGGCAGGCTCAAACGTGAAGCGGAAGTACGCAAAGGCATCTTTGATCTGGCTCAGAATGGATCGTCTCCAGCTCAGGCTTTTGCTATGAAAATTATTGAGAATGCTAAAATGGATGATATATGAACATGATCATATCTGATACCACCTTTGATAGGATCAGACAATACTACTCATCCGAGGATATCAAATTAGATTTAGAGGATGAAGCTATCCGATTGCGTTGGAGCGCTTGCTTTATGCAATTGCACGATGAGCAGAACTCAGATCGAGATGTAACGCATTTCATGGTTAAACAGTTTGGGATTTCAGAAGGCCAGGCTTATAAGGATATCCGCAATTGCAGACGACTTTTCGGTGATGTTCGCACCTATACCAAAGAAGCCATGCGGTATCATGTCTCACAATGGGCAATTGAACTCTTTAAAATAGCAAGGCTGAAGAAGGATCTGCGTGGTATGGAAAAGGCCCTTGAGCGTATCACTAAGGCCTACAACCTGGATAAGGAGGACCTTTCGCTGCCGGATCCTTCAAAGTTTCAGCCGCCGGTCCAGCTGCTGACCATCAACTATAACTTTATCAATTCTCCTTCCTTTCATATGATTGACCTTAAAGCCCAGGAGAAACTTCGTGAACTACATCGCAGGATTGAAGCCATGGCCGATGAATTGTACGTGAAGGATTATCTCAACATGCTGCTTTGCGAGAATCCACCCCCTGATACGGCTGATGTCCATGATTAGCCGTGCACCCTATTATAATGACCCGCAGTTAAAAATACTGCTGTCAACCAAACCGCATAAAACGTTTATCGGTGGCAGGGGAGTTGGAAAGACTACGATCATCGCTGAAGAGATCATCAAGTATTTTGTGGCCATGCCAAGAGGGAAAATTTCTCTCAATGGACTTACCTATTTCCATATCCGAACCAAATCCCTTCCGCCGATCATTGACCACCTTGAACGCCGGGGTCTTTATCGTGGCCAGCATTACTTTATCGGACACAAGGCACCAAATAAGTTTATGTGGGATGAACCTTTTCAGCCCCCATTGGATTATACCAACTGCATGCACTTTGTCAATGGGTTTGTTGTGGAATTCAACTCCTTTGACCGGCCTGAAATGGCACGATCAGGTTCCTATGACGGAATGATCTTCGATGAATGTACGAAGCTCAAGAAATCTGCAATAGATGCCGATGTTCTTCCGGCAAACCGCGGAAACCGTCAGCGGTTCGGACATCTTTACTTTCATCATGGCACTTTGTTTTTGGGAAGCATGCCTCTGACCCCTGAGGGGGAATGGGTATTTGAGTATGAGGAATTATCAAAGAAATTCCCTCACCGGTACTTCTATTTAGAGGCTTCTGCCTTGGAAAACCTCCATATCCTGGGAGAGATGTATTTCCGGGATTTGGAACGGGCACTCCCCAAGGTCGTCTATGACCTGGAGGTACTCAATAAAAGAAGGAAACAGAACGAATCCGGGTTCTATCCCTTGTTATCAGCACAGAAGCATACTTATTGTGAATCCTTCAATTATGATTTCTTTGATTCCATTGACTATGACATCAAAGGCAAAAGCTCATTTGATTGCCGGGGTGATGCGGATTGTCTGCCCTTTGAACCCTTGTATGTATCCTTCGATTTTGGAACAACCCAGAATTGCATTGTTGTAAGCCAGTGGCATAGGCAATCCAACGAATTCCCTGTCATTAAGAACTTCTTTGTAGAAAATGAAACGCTGACTGTTCTTGTTGACAAGTTTATTGAGTACTATAAGAACAAGCCATCGAAGGCATTATACCTGTATGGGGGATCAGATGGGACAAGGCGCAATGATGCAGCTTCGAGAAGTTCTTATTTTGATGATGTAAGAGATCAACTGTCAAAGTCAGGCTGGGAAGTGTATCTCAGAGCAGAGCTTTACGAGGCTTCCCACATGGATAAGTACCAGTTCTGGCATAAGTTTTTATCGGGTGATTACCCATCCCTGCCTGCCTTTCGTATCAATATGAACAATGCCATGGAGACCTTTGTATCTATGGATAATGCACCCATCTTACCACAAGAATTTAAGAAAGATAAATCTTCCGAAAGAAAGAAAGATCAGCCACGCTGGAAAGCCACTGATCTAAGTGATGCAGTGGATAACCTTTACTATTGGGTACTTGGCTCAATGGTAGGCGATCAACATCCTTCCAATGAGATGATACTGCTTCCTGGAAGATAGGGGATCAAATTACCTTCATTCCTGTTTTACTCTCTTTTTTATATATATACATCATCAATTCATATATCCGTAAAAAAGCAGGTAGTGCAATTGCATTTTTCGAT